TATAACCTCGTTTATGACTTTCTATAAGATGTATAATAAACTCACTCCACAAGGTGATGTTTCGGCCGATATTGGTACAAGGCCTTTGGCTGAGATTAATGGACGTGAAAACGTTTGGTATAACAATACTTTAGATGTCACTGTAGCAAATTTTTCGCGAGAAAGTTCATCCTCCAAGAGTGTAGATTTCACGCAATTTTGTGCGAAGATGGCGGAGAATGTTTGTCATATATCTATCAAAAGTCATAAAACCTCTCGCAGGAATAGAGGAAGGATGATCGCTTTGGGTGGACATATATATTTAACAAATAATCATAATGTGCCTGATCTTAGTGAAGGAGGACATATCAATGTTGTTTTCACACATTCAAAAGGTGTGAATTCTAATTCTGATTTTTGTATAAGTGAAAGTGATGTACATAGGATACCATATCATGACCTTTGTTTCCTGACTTTACGGTCTTTACCTCCAAAGAAAAGAATAGTTCAATATATACAGAAAGGAAAAGCTAATGGTATTTTCAATGGAATGTATATAAACCGTTCTGAGACAGGGCAAATGACCATGAATCCTGTAAAGAAGATACAATTGTTACCAGAACGTAAATTCACATACAAAGATATCGATTTAGAAGCTAAACATGCTGTTTGGACGGGTAAGAGTGATGAACGAACCCAATATGGTGATTGCGGCATGCCATTGTTGATAAATAGTTCCTATGGTTATTGTATAGTGGGATTACATTTTTTAGCTAATGAAATGAATATAGGTGAAATTTATGCAACACATTTAGATGGTAATTTTATTGAAAAAGTTTATAATTCCTTAAGCAATTACAACGTTTCAGCAGGAAACTTTTCCATGGTTTCGAGCAAGAGCAAAGAAAGACCTATAACTGAATTACATAAAAAGTCTGTATTTAGATATTTACCTGAGGGAAGTGTCAATGTATATGGCTCATTTACCGATTTTAGAGGTAAAAGTGGATCTAGTGTGTAACATACACCTATGAATAGATTTCTTAAAGAGAAAGGTTATGAAACCAAATTCACTAAACCTGAGATGAAGTCATGGGCTCCTTGGCACATAGCTGCCAAAGATTTAGTGAGACCAATAAACACCTTAGACACAGGGATATTGGATCTGTGTGCTCAAGGTTATATTAATGATGTACTTAAGAACATAGATGAAACTAAAATCTCTACTATGATGCATGTACTTGATGATTTCACAGCTATAAATGGTGCACAAGTAGCTTATATTGACAAAATAAATCGAAATACGAGCGCAGGTAATCCATGGAAAATGAGTAAAAAATATTTTATGGAAACTATACCACCAGCACATGGTATGTTGGATCCAGTAGTTGTAAATGATGAGATCATGGATAGAGTAGATGAAATTATCAATAAATACAAAGCAAATGAACAAGCTCATCCAAATTTTTGTGCACATTTGAAAGATGAACCTGTTTCATTCAAAAAAGCAAGTGTGGGTAAAACTCGTGTGTTTACAGGTGCACCTTTTGATTGGACTATAGTAGTTAGAAAGTATTTGTTATCATTTACGCGTTTACTTCAAAATGAACGTCTTGCTTTTGAAGCTGCACCAGGTACAATAGCTCAATCGGTGGAATGGCAGGAGATGTATGATTATATCACAAAAAATGGTGAAGAAAACATTGTAGCTGGTGATTATCAAATGTTTGACAAGAAGATGACACCTAAAGAGATATTATT